GGCGATTGATAGCATTCATCTCATTGAGTTCTTTTTTAACCTGATCTCTTTGCTCAATTAGCTGTGCTAGACCTTGTTCAATCTCTTTGATATCAACTTGATGTGTTTGTATAATATCACTCTTGAATGATTGTTCTATTTCCTGACGACAAGTTGGACAATTATCATGGTTTGCAAAGAACGCTAGGTCTTTGTTTAATACACTTTGCTTTGCTTCAATCTTATGTTTGAGATTATCTAGCTTTGCTAACTTCTTTTCATAAGATTCAATATTGTTTGTTTTAGCAGCAAGATCTTGAGCAGTGGATGCAATTTCATCATATTGTGTATGAAGTGTATCAATCTTACTGTTTGCATCATCAATTAGCTTTTGCTTGTCTTCAATAACAGCTTTATTATTACTTCTAACTTGTTTAATATGCTGCTTAATCATTTCAATCTTTTCGTCAGCTAGTTTATCTTCAAACTGTTTGTTTGTAAGTGCTTCTTTGTTATTAGCTATCTTATCTTTGAGAAGAGTATTCATAACAGTAAAGATTTGAAGATCAAGAAGGTCTTCAATAATATCACGGCGCTGAGCTGCAGTAAGTTGCATGAATGGTTGGAATGTTGCAGAACCTAATACAACAACCTGACAAAATGACTTATGGTTGATCTTAAGGATTTGCTTTTCAAGTACTTCTTGGTAATCTCTCATCTCAGCTGATTGATTAATGAGAATACCGTTTTGGTACAGTTCAAACTTATTGGGTTTGATACCTCTTATAATTTTGTACTCAATTGTATTAATATTAAACTCAATTTCAACAATCGTATCTTTTTTTGTTATTGAATTAACAAGCTGCGTCTTACTAATCTTTCTAAATGGTTTGTTAAACAAAGCAAAGCTAAGCGCATCAAGGATTGTTGACTTACCTGCGCCATTCTCACCAATAATTAAAGTTGTGCTGTGTACGTTCAAATCTATCTCAGTAAACAGGTTACCTGTACTAAGCAAATTTTTCCATCTTAGTTTTTTAAATAGAATCATTGAACTGTAAGTGCCTCATTATATAATTGTACAATAGTTTGTTCAAGCTTAGCTTTATCATTTATTGATATGTCTGTCTGACGAATAAAGCTTTTGAATATATCTACAGTTGACTCAGCTTCATTAACAATATCACCATCATCTTGAAGATTGAGATTCAAATGATCTTCAACAATTTGCATGTCATAAACATTTGCTTTTTCTAATGACTCAATAAACTTGTCAAACATATAAGGGTTATTCTTAGACGTAACAATAACCTTAGTAATTGTTTGGTTGTGACTATCAAAATCATAGTCAAGAATTTGCTTTATGTCCTTATCCGTATCATTGTACCATACTTTCTTAAATATCTTATACGGATTTTCAATGAAAGTCAACTCGTTGGTTTCTGTGTCGAGGATGTGGAAACCTCGAGGATTTTCATAATCACTCCATGTAAACTGGCTATGAGAACCCAGATAGTGAATATTGCCAGCAGAGGACTTATGATGATAATGACCGCTGCAAACAACATCAAAGCGGCCAAAAAGATCAGGACTATCTCCATGAGAGACCATACTTCCGCTATACATTTGGAAGCCCGCGAGCTCAAGGTGGCCCAAGACGATTCGCGTACGTGCAACTGTGTTAATGTGTTCAAGTGCATGCGCTCTGTTTTTATCGTTGATCCAAGGGACATATAATATTGGTGTGCTATCTTTCTGAGTGACAACAGTAGCCTCCGTAAAGATGCGGATGTTTTCGTATTTGCCATCAATCAATTCCTCAAGTGCATTTACTTCGTTGGTGTTTTTGTAATAGACATCATGGTTGCCTGCAATGATATCCATAGTGATACCACGATCCGCAAGAGGGGTAAGAAAATCTTCTCGTAAACGCTTAGCAGTAAGAAAATTAATATACTTGCGGCGGTCAACAATATCACCAAGATGGATAACATGATCGATACCCATAGAATGCAATTGTGGAAAAAAGACATCATTTAGGAACTTCTTTGTCTTATCAATAAACAACATATTATCATTACGAACACCCCAGTGAGTGTCAGTTATCAACGCTATTTTCATTTTACAGTAGTTTTTCTCTTTGCTGGAATATTAAAAATACTCTTTGTGTTTTGCTGTTTTAATACAGCGTCACAGTAGTCTCTAATAGCTTCTAGTCTCATCATATAATTTGTTCTCATATTTTCTTGTTTTGTGTTAACAAGATTTTCTGCAACATCAATTACAACTTGTGGTACGTTATGAAGATTCTTCATCTGGATTTGCCTTTTTCTTTTTCTCTGTTAGCTTATCTTCAAACCCTTTGATAATATCTGATGAATATTCATTGTGCTTATTAGCTAGTGCATTTTCTTCCATTAGCTCGTTAATAATACCAGACATTTCAAAGTTCTTATGTTTGATATAGGTTTGTTTTTTTTCTTTTTGTATTCGTCTTACAAAAGCATTCCATGCAATTTGTGTAAAGTATGCAAAAGGATTATTAGACTTACTAGGATCAAAGTTATCTACTGCTGCAATACAATTTTCAATACCATCAGCAATCATTTCATCTTTGTATGTGTAGTTAATAAAGTTAAACTTGTTAGATAACTTATTACAAATCATCATAAGACTTTCACCAATGTACCTTGATATCCGAGGCTTGGAAGTACCATTAGCTTCTGCATCAGCTATTGCTTGCTTATACTTGATCATTTCTTCAAGCAATGTCTTGTTATTGATATAATGTTTTGGTTTCTTTTGTTTAACTTCTGCCATTTACTCTACTTTCAAATTTACAGGATATATTTTGTAGTCAAACTTTTCCTCGTTGTATATTCTTATACGCTCAACAAAATGCTCTATTGTATAATTTCTTTTCTGGCCGTGAGTCAAATCATCAGCGATGTCATAAAGTGTTGCGCTATCTTTATTATCTGACTTACGTAGAACGCGACCAATTGATTGTAAATTTCTAATCTTGGATTTTGAAGGACTGCTGAATATAATGTTACGCAAACTAGGAATGTTAACACCTGTGGAGAAAGTTCCTGAGCTAGCAATAATAATAGCGTTAGCTTCTTGCGCCACAATTCTACGAATATCTTCACGATCATCTCCATCAACACCACCGTGTATAAAGTATACAGGTCTAGTAGTTGCTGACTTAACTAAATCATACAACACTTTACCATGTTTGTCAACAAATTGAAACAATAATAATGTATTTCCTTTTAAAGAAAGTGCTAGATTCTTAATAAAGTTATTTCTTTCTGGACACCTTACTAACCAATCTATTTCTTCTTGGAACGTTTTCTTAGAGTTTACTTTTCTTATTTCATCAGGATACTTTAAAACAATAGCTTTAATTTCTAGCTTAGATGCATACCCTTGCTCTATCATTTCTGCTGTAGATATAACTCTTTTTGTTGGACCAAACAATCCTTGTAGTACTAATTGGTTTGTTTGTACATCGTCGAGTGTTCCAGTAAACCCATATCTAAATCTTGCATTTGACATTTTTGTCATAATCTCTACTAGTGACTTTGCTTTGAAGTTATGTGCTTCATCTCCTAAAACAACGTCAAACGCTTGGAAATGTTGTTTAGGAAGTTTATATATTGATTGCCATGTTGAGATTGTAATTGACTTATTAGTAATTTTTTCTTGGCCAGTAAATATACGGTGGACTCTATTATCAGTATCATACCCATAGTCAGCAAAATCAGAGGTGAGCTGATTAACCAAATTAATAGTTGGAACAACAATAAGAATGTTGCCATTACCGAGATCAGGATTGTGTGCAAAGTATTGTTCATAATATCTCACTAGCAAATAAATGATAAATGATTTTCCGGATGCAGTTGGTGATAATAAGATTGCTCTGCGCTGTCTAATTGCATGAACAAATGCTTCAATTTGATAATCACGCTGATCAAACTTAGTTGGAATATTAAGTGTGTTAATAAAATCAATTGCTTCTTTTACTGAAAACTCTTCTGCAGCCCAATCTTGTTCATTTGCAAACTCTAGCTCATAATTGCGAGTTCTACAAAAGTTCTTAACCTCTTCAATCAATCCAGCATACAGCAAACAAGTAAGAGGATTAAACAACCTTATCTTACCATCCCAAATCTTATTCTTATATTGAGGTGAAAACTTTGCTCCTGGTACTTCAAATGTAAAGTACTCTCGTAGTTCATAACCAATACCTGGATCACAAGATATCTTCATATGAACGTTGCTAGCAAGGCTGACAACTATCTTTTCCATTAGCCTCCCATCGTAAACTTAGTCCAATCAATAGCAGCCTTTATTTGGTATCCACGTACCTGTAAAGACTTAATAATTGATTCAAGTAGTTCAAGCTTCTCTTGCTGATAACCAATCTTTAGTGTAAGCTCTACAATATCCTTGTCCGCATCAATATATGTTGGAAGATCACTTTTGAGAATAACACCTCTTGCAGGCAATTCCCAACCCTTGTCTTTTGTTTCTTTTGATGGACCTTGAGTATAGAACTCGTACTTTTCTAACTTGAGTTGTTTAAGATCAGCTTCTAGCTTACGAAGTAGCAGGCGCTCTGAAATAAAAACTCTGTAGTATTTATGGTGTAGTTTTGGGATCTTAATTGACTCATCACCAAGTTCGGTCTTGTCAATCGTAGCATCTTTTTCCCACTCTTCAAATATCTGCTCAATTTTCATGTTGACTCCACATTAAAGCTATATTATAGTGGAATACAAATAAAAAGTCAACTACACAATTTTATTAACTGTGTAATAAATGTATCTAAATGATGCAGTTGCTGTAATATAGTTTACACTTTCTTCTGTAGAATCAAATGTAAGTTCTGACAAAGATATTGGAAAAGCATTCCAAAATTCTACCTCATATATTGGAAGCTTAACAGCATTAAGGATAATAAGTGTTAGGTCAGCTGTTATACCAGCGCCTGATGTTGGAGTGTTTGATTTGATTTGAGCAAATTCTGTAAAGTTGTCCGGAAAGCCAAGAGATCTAATCCAGTTATGTACTTCAAACCAATTTTGCAAATCTTCATCAACTTTAAATGTAATATCTAAATTACCAAAATGAATGTGATCACCTTGAATAGGAATACTTGTAAATGGGTTTCCTTGCTCTGCATAATCAAAGGATAGTGAAGGAAGGTTTATTCTTTGGATAAAGAAGTTGATATGCGGCGCGCGTGTAACTCTGAATACAAAGTTGAGCGGATTAAGAAAGTTTTGATTGGTAGGTGTATATTCTAAAGCTGACATTTGTATCTCCAACTATTAGCTATTTATTAGCTGTTGGCAAAGCAATTATAAACAAGTTTAAAATAAAGTCAACATAAAAAAAGAGGGGGTATAACCCCCTCAATTTGTCCCTTGATGGGCTTCTTATCTTACATGATGTTGTTAACAACAATACGACGATAGTAGAGGTTTGAGTTGAACGCTAGTTCGCCTGAACCCTTGTATAGACCTTCAGCAAATGGGTTTGCAACCATGCCGTAACGAGTCTTGAAACCAATCTTAGGTTGGAAAGACTGTTGGTCAACAGCGCGAACCATCTGTAGAGGAACGTATGGG